TAGAGGTATTCGGTGGTGGTGACCTTGGGCCCGCCGCCTTTTCCGCCTGAACTCGAGGTGTTCACCTCTTCAACGAAGTCGGTGGCCCAGATGATGTTGCCGCCGAGCCGCATCCGACCGTAGAGGCGCGGGATCACCGTGCCTTCGGTCGCGGAGGTGATGCGCAGGCTGTCGAGCCGTGCGCCCTCGATGCGCTGGCCGGGCGAGAGCGACGCCACCAGCGCGGAGTCGATCACCGATCCGATGGACGAGCCGATCATGCCACCGATGGCAGCACCGGACAGGCCGAGGATGGTGCCGCCGAACCCGGCCCCGAGGGCAGAGCCGACCGCACCCAGAACGAGGGAGGCCATGGGTCAGGACTTTCCAGAAAAGGGGGTGGTTGCCGGAAACCGGAAGGCAAAGGCGATCTTGCGCGCCCATGTCGTGGTCAGCGCCTCTTCGATCACGCCCAGCCGGTCATAGGCGTGAATGAAGCGGTCCGGGGCGGTGAGGATGCCGACATGCTTGGCAATGGCGCGCGGGGCCATGCGGAACAGCACCAACGCGCCGGGGCCGATCTGGGCCACGGGGATCTCGATCATCATCGCCCGGGTGCCATCGGCCAGCACTTCGCGCGCGCCGGTCTCGCCCCAGTCGCGAGAGTAGGGCGGGATCGCTTGCGGCTCGGCCCCCACCACATCGCGCCAGACGCCACGTGCCAGACCGAGGCAATCGCAGCCGACGCCGCGCAGGCTGGCCTGATCGTGATAGGGCGTGCCAAGCCACGCGCGGGCCGCCGCGATCACGGCGTTTGCATCGGCAGGGGTCACAGCACCACCCCCTGATTGGCGTCGCCATTCGAGGCATAGCGCAGCACCGCATCCTGGCCCGGGATGTTCGGGAAACCCCGAAAGTTCACCGCATTGGCAAACCGGTCGCGGCAGGTCTCGAGCCGCTTGTCGCAACCGGCCCGGATCACGAAGGCATCGCCCACGCCCAGCGCCCGGACCGGGTCTTCCAGCAGGGTGATCGTGACGCCGGTGTCTGCGACCTCGTGCATCATCACCTCAGCCCGCCGCCCGGCCGACCCTCCGCTGGCCCATTCCACGGTGCCGGATGCGAACCAGCCGGGCGCAAATGCCCCGAGGCCGGATGACAGAAACCCCCGGTCCCGGATCAGGGACAGCACGACGCCGCTGCCCTTGAAGGCGGGCGCTTCCAGATTTACGCCACAGCGGACGTCGCCCAGCGCGGCATCACAACTGGCTTGATAAGCGCGGCCGACCGTCTGGTTGAGCACATGGGCAAGGCTGCGCACTTCGGCGACAAAGGCCATGCGGCCGCGCCGGATCTGACCCACCGCACCAAGCCGCATCAGCACGCGCTGGGAGGTCGCGGCCCAATTCACCCGCCACAGCTCGACCTGCGCGGCATCCCAGCGCCCATTGATGATATCCGTCTCGGTGATCCGGTCAGAGGTCAGCACGCCCTCGGCATCCTGCGCATCGACAGAGAGGTCAGAGCCGGAGCGGATTTCCGAGGCGGCAAACCCGCTGTCCGGCTCAAAGTCCGTGCCATCGAAGGTCAGCACAGCGTCATGGTCGGTGAAGCCAAGTATCACCCCATCCGCACGAGAAATCCGCCAGCACCAGGACAGAGTGGTGGTGCCAGTGTCGAGATGGGCCTGCAGCGGCGCTGAGAGGGTTTTCATGCGCGCGTTCCTTCCACCGGGGGGCTGTGCCAGTCGAGCCGGATGCCGTCGCTCACCCGCAGGCAAAATCCCACCGTTCGGAAGGTCTCGATCCGGATGCCCTCCGCCAGCCGCAGCTTGCGGCGAAGATTGCAGATCCGGATCCCGACGATGTTGGTATCGGGCCAGTCGCGATCCGGCCGAAGCTGATACATCGCGAACATCAGCGCCTCTTCCGTGACGGGCCGGTTGCGGTGGCGGTCGAGGTGATGCAGAAGGCGCGCTTCCAGACGGGTCAGGCTGAGGCCCGGCAGGGGCGACAGGCTCATCTCGGGCAACTGATGGGTCAGCCCGTCCAGGAGGCCCAGCAGATGATCCACCGCCGCGGTCGGCTTCATGTCCTGAATGGCCTCGCGATAATCATCGTGATCGCGCACAGGGATGTCGTCCGCGCCGCAGATGTCCCGGATCACGTCTTCGCCGCCGGTTCCAACCCCACGCGGCGCAAACACGACGCCGCTGGCTTTGGCAAAGCGCAACACCGAGGCCCGCGACGTTTCCAGCGCGTGGGCGGTCCGGGTCTGGCTGAAGCCCGCTTCCGCCATCTGCGTCATCCGGGCCCGCCGCCTGACCCGGGCAATGTCCGCGGCGGATTGGATCCGCCCTGCTGGCTGATCTGACATGGGAGGTCTCCTAGGAGAGAGCGAGAATGCTGCTGGCGGTGGTGCCGCTGGCGAGCACGCGACGGGCGCGGATCGGAAGGATGCCGGACGCCGCGACAAAGGTGACGGTCTCGAAGTTGAAGGTGACCAGCGCCACGTCGCCCATCACCCCGACATAAAGGGCGGAGCAGAGGTCGCCGAGATCCTGATCGTCGTTCGGCACCACCGCGGTGGCGCGGGTGGCGGGGCCGAAGATCGGGGAAAAGACGCCCGACCAGTTGTCGTTGATGGGCATGGAAACGCTCCTTCGGAAAAGGGTGCAAGTCGGTTGGGGATGCCGGGTGTGCGGCGTGCTCGTCAGCGCCTGATCTCGATCAGCGGGATCGAGGGGATCGAGCCCAGCCGTTCGACATCAAGGGTGACGTCGAGACTGTCTGTGTCGAAGCGGACAGGAACATCGAATTCGTAGCCTGCGCGAACAATGACGCCGTTGCCGGGGGCGGCGGTGAAGGTGACGACCCCGGTGGTTGCATCCATCGACCAGCCCGACATCTGTTCCACGGTGCCCAGCGCCACACGAACCGTGCCAGCCACCGGCTTGGCGATGGTTCGGGTCCAGGACTGCGCGCCGGAGGTATACCGTTTGACGAGGGAGAACGTGGTGACAGCTCCGTTGCCGGTCCCGATTTGCTGGTCGTTTGGCGCGATGGCCTGCGATGGCAGGCACGATTTGTAATCGGCCCAGTCCTTGGTCCGGAAGCCGTGCAGGCGACCGTTGCGGGCCTCGAAGAAGGCAACAATCGCCGCCAGATCGTCAGCGCGGCGGATGCCGTACGCCACATCATAGCGCCGTCGCGAGTTGGCCCAGCTGGCGTTGCGCTCTTCATCGCCAGAAGCCATTTCGACCACTTGCGTGCGGCGTTCCGGCCCGCCCCGCGCCCCGCGGCTGATGTTGTCGGGAAACCGCACCTCATGAAACGCCATACGTTCTTTCCTTTGTTCGTGCTCTGGCCGCCGAAACCGGTGCCCACTTTCGGGGTCGCACTCACATGCCCCTCCGGCCCATCGACACGGCGCGGGCGATGTCCGAGGCGACTTGCGTGCGCGACAGGCGGAAGCTTTCGGCGTCGCGGGTCTGGATGTTCACCGTGACGTTTCCGCCAGCGCCGTAGCCTGCGGTTTCCTTGCGCGAGAGGACGCGCTCGCCTTTTTGCAGGATCGCTGGCACCTCGTCGGGCCGCAGACCGGCAAAGCCGCCCGAATGCATCCTGGGTGCACCGGCGAAAGCCATGATCGGCACCGCGCGGATCGGGACAGCGCCGCCCACGATGCCACCGGCATGATGCACCGCCGCGCCGAACACCCCACCGCCACCGAGTTGGCCCAGCACGCCATCCAGCGCAGAGGCAATCGGGCCAAGGATGAACTTGCGCGCCGCGAGTTTCGCCAGATCGGCCAGAATTGAGGTCACGAGGTCGCCAAAGCTGAGCTTGCCGGTCTTGACGAAATTGGCCACGGCCTCCTCGGCGCTCTGAAATGCCCCGACCAGCGTCTGGCCCACATCTGCACCGATATCGCGGGCCTTGGCGGCATAGTCTGCCAAGGCCGCCGTCACCGCTGCCCAGCCGGTTGCCGCAGCCTCGGCGGCCGCTTTGCCCGCGGCTCCGGCACTGCCAGCCGCTGTCCCCGCACCGTTGAGGGCGTCGGTGGTTCCGTCTGCCGCAACCGTGGCAGCATCGAGCGCCGACGACCCGTCCATCCCGGCCTTGGTCATCGCATCCTGCAGTGCCTGCCAGCTGGACAGAGGTCTTGTGGCGGCGTCGGCCAGCATACCAGCTGCCTCGTTGTAAGCTGCAGCACTGTCGCGGGCATCACTGGCCATGGCGCCCAGCCCGAGGTCGGGCGCATCAAGATAGGTCTTCCCCATCGCCGCCTTGAACGCATCGGCTGCAGCGGCCCCGGCTGCGGTTGCCGCCCCTTCAAACGGATTGCCGACCCGGCCCAGCGTGACCGGATCGAGCGTGCCGATCTGAATGCCACCCTCGCCGGTGGCCCAGTCGGGCAGCATGTCGAGCGCCGCATTCAAGCCCGAGATGAAGGTGTTGATCCGGGTGACGACACCGTTCAGCATCGCCTCGACACCGCCAATCAGCCCGTTCGCCGCCTGAAAGGCGAAGTCTCCGATGGCGGACGGCAGGGCCGACCAGATCGCTTTCATCGCATCGAACGCCCCCTGGAACACGCCGGTCGCGGAATTTCCAAAGCCAACGACCGCCACCAGCGCGCCCTGCATGGCGTCTGCGATGGTTGCGGTGATGCCAGACCAGCTGGCGCTGAGGCTCGCGACCACCGCATCCACGCCAAGGCCGATCCGGTCCCAGACTTCGTCGGCCAAATCTGACAGAAGGCCCAGCGCCACACCAAACCCACCAGCGCCCTCGACCAGCTTGGAG